CAAATCCAGACCCAAGAAAATTAGAATTAGAAGGTACGTTTAGTGGTACAGCATTTTATTTTCACGATAATATACCAGGTCCACCAAGAATTGGTGCAACTGAAAGTAGTGAATCATACCAACAAACATACGATGCGTATACTAAACCTAGTTTTATATCTTTATATCAAACAAATTCAGATTCAACATTTGCAGCTAATTCGTATTTCTGTAAATTAAATAAAACTTATAATGGAATATCGTATAGTGAATATTGTGTTAGAGCAAGTAAAACAACAGATTTCTTTAATAATGTAATTATACCAAATTATAAAAAAATAACTGAACAGTTTATACCAAAAGTATATGAAATTTTAAAAGAAAATCCAAAAAATAAAATTACTATTAATATGGTGGGTTCAGCATCAGCACCAGCTAGTGTTGACTATAATGTTGATTTATCAAAAAGAAGGGTAGATTCCGTAAAAAAGTTTTTTGAAACTTATACAAATGGAGACATCAACCTAAAAACTTTTATGGATACTAAACAATTTATAATTAATCAACCTTCAACGGTTGGTGAAGGAATTGTTATACCACAAACAGAAAATGGTGACTATGGTTTTGAAGTTAGGTGTACTGATAATATCACAGGTGGAACTGGAGCTGTAACAATATCTTCTCAAATTTATTCTGTTAACGCAATGGCTTGTAGAAGAGTTAGAATTACAACAATAAGTGCGGAAATTGATGTACCTGCACCATCACAAAAACCGAATAAACCTAATGATGGGGACGAACAAAAAGATAAAGAAGTTATAAAAATTAAACCAATTCCAAGAATACAACCAACAGTTGATGTTGTTAAAAAATTAAAAGAAGGTATTGGTAAAAAAATCTTAAGAAGTTTATTAAGTGAATGTGATTATTTTGAAATGATAAAAGAACAAGACCCAATGGTTTATGCTTCTATTAAAGAAAAAATTAAGTATTTCAACCCAGCATTTCATTCAATAACACCTGAAGGATTAAATGCTAGATTAACATTTTTAAATCAATGTGTTAGACCAGGTGAAACAATTCCTATTATTGGTACAGATGGCAAACCAAAATACAATGATTCAATCAATACAGCATTTGGAGCACCACCAATATTAGTGCTAAGAATAGGTGATTTCTACCATACAAAAATAGTCCCAACATCTATGGGTTTTACATATGATAATAATTTATTGGATTTAAACCCTGAAGGAATTGGAGTACAACCAATGATGGTTAAAGTTAGCATGAATTTCAACATAATTGGTGGTATGGGATTGGCTAAACCTATTGAACAACTACAAAACGCATTATCATTTAATTATTATGCTAATACAGAAATATACGATGAAAGAGCAACACCAACTGAAGATACATCAGCCTTAGATAAACAAATTGTTGATAAATTAAATACAAATCAACCACCAGTTACACCAAATAATGTTACAAATGTACAACCTAATGATGGTGGAAATACCATTGGTACTATTGTAACTAATATACCTATCCAAGGTGGGCAAAGCGGAGAAACAACATTTAATGTAATAATGGACAAATTATTAACTGAAACAAAAAATTACTTTGAATTGGTTGTTAATAAATTAGAAAGTATTCAGAATTCATATAACTATGGAGTTGTTTCTATGTTGGATGTTAATAGGTTATTCCAAGATGGTAATTTGAAATTTAGTAATCCGGTAACTAAAATTAGTATATATGGTAAACCAAATTATAATTCATTAATTGATGAATCTTTTAATACTATAATAACATCAATTGATAGTGATAGTAATTTTATAATTAAAAAATTAACCGATTTATATAAAAATTCTACTAATTCACCAATGCCACAAGTTAAAGAAAATTTAAAGAATTATATTAATTCTCTTAAAGATTCATTTTCAAGTGGAATTGCGACAATAGTACAAGAACTAACAACTGGACAACAAAATTATGTACAAATTTTACGTAAATTAAATGTTGTTTGTAGTTTATTAGATGGTAAGATTTTGGAAAATGGAGAACCTAGAATGTATAGATTAACACCTACTACTGAAATTAATAAGAGTAGTACAGGTAATCCTCAAAATACACTTGTTGAATTAACAAATGATTTCAAAAATATAAACATAGCATTCAATAATACAACTAATAATGAAGGTTTCAATAAATTATTATCTGACAATAAATACAGACTAGCATTTTCAAGTAATTGGTCAAAAGGTGATTTTGAATTAGCAACTAAAAAAATTAAAGACGCCACAAAAGATGATAAGTTATTTTTTATGGTAATGGCCAGAATCCTAACAGATAAAAATAAAAAACAAGAATTTATTAATAGTATTTTAAATACAGATAAATTAAAAACTTGGAAAGACCCAGTAAAACTTTCAAATAAATTAGAAAAAATCGTTGATGATTTAGCAAGTGATTACAAAGGTGAATTAAATGGGGAAGAAGATATATTTAAAAAATTTAAAAAAGATAAAAGATATAAAATTTTAACCAATGGATTACAAGACATAATGTATGTACCAGGAAAAATAAGAAAATTTACTTACACTACCGTTGGTACATTTACAGATGAAGAAAAAAATCAAATCAAGAATTTATATAATGGTACTAATGGATCTGATGATACCATTTATGATAATAAAAATACATTTAACTAATGGCTAGACAATATTATAATAGATACAAAGATTTCATAATTGATGGACAACAAACAATTGTCCCTTATATTAATTTACAATCTAAAAGTACTGATAAAAGGTATATTTATAAGGTTGGACAATCAAGATTAGATAAGGTTTCCCAACAATATTATGGAAGTCCATTGTTTGGTTGGTTAATAATGCAAGCAAATCCACAATTTACAGGTAATGAATGGAATATTCCTGATGGTACAATATTGACAATTCCATTTCCATTAGTAGCTTCTTTACAAGATTATAAAACTCAATTAGACGATTATCTTTTTTATTATGGCAGATAAACCTGAAAATATATTAGTAGAATTTGATTACAACAATATAATTGTAATTGACCCAAATAAAGTTATTGATGAAAATGGTGTAGCCAAAGAAAGATTGGTTAAACACGAAAATCTTGTTATGTATGCTAATTTGGAAACAAAATTATTACCTAGAACCAAATTGGCAACCGGTGTGGCAAACAATGACGTTTTTCAAACTATATCAATTGCAACAATTAATTTTTTAAAACCTGGGGGTAAAACATTTATGGATACTTCTTGGAGTGATGAAATTACAGGGAAAGATACAGTTAAAGGGGAAGGTGTTAATCAACCAAAACAAGATTCAATTAAAAATCCAAATAAAGATAACGATTTTTACATTAGACAAACAATTAATTCAGGTGGTAAACCAGGGTCAACCGACAATGGATTATTAGGTATAAAGTCAATTAATATAAGACAAAATACCTCATTTATGCCATCAATTACAATTGAATTAGAAGATGTAAAAGGTAGAGCATTATTTGAATCTGGTGACAATTCACCCTACGCGGCATTTTTTAACTTACCTTACCCTTTATTTTATTTAACAATAAAAGGCTATTACGGAAAAGCGGTTAGGTTGGGACTTATGTTACAGAAATTTACAACAAGATACCAAGCTGATTCAGGTAATTTTAAAATTACTTTAGAGTTTCTAACTTATAAGTATACTATATTAAACGAATTAAGTATGGCAGCATTAATTGCTGCACCACATATGTATAAGACTAGAATTTCACGTCAATCAAGTAGTGGTGGACCATCCAAAACAACACAAGTTAATGAAACTGTAACAGAAAGAGGGTATCAGAAAATAAAAGAAATGTATAGTGAATATAAGTCAAAAGGTTTAATCCCACAAGATTTACCTGAATTGACTTTAGTACAATTAAAAAATAATTTAGATACATTCATTAAGACTAAACTAGATACATTTACAAAACAAAATTTACAACCAATATCAGCTTGTGATGATTATCAAAAAACATTAACTGAATATACTGGTGTAGTTTATTATTATACAGCGGGTAAAGTTTCTTGGTTTAACAAATATATGGATAAGAATAACTTTTTTGTTTTGAATGATAAAGCAAAAACAAAAGTTTATACATTTAAAAAAGAAATTAATAATTCTGATTTAAGACGTGCTGCAATATCTGATTTAGAATCAATATTAAATGAATATAATCAAAAACTTAATACAAATCCAGTTGTAGGTGAAAATCGTACAAATGCGAGTGAACCATCTTATAAAGTAGATGGGAAATCTTACTTTGTTAAAGTAGTTAATCCAATTGTTTTAAGTGTGTTCAATACATTTATTAGTGCAAACAATGTTGATATAAGAGAAACATATATCCAAAGAAAAGGTAAAGAACCAACAAGTGGACAAACAGATGAATTAAAAGCAGAATTAGTTAAAACTTATTCATTTAATTCAACTAATGTTACTTTAAAAGATGGGACTAAATTACCTGTAACTAACTTTTTTGTTTTTGAAGGTCAAAATACTTTTATTGATTTGACAGATAAAATGGGTAAAGATTTAAAAGTTATTAGAGAAGAAATAGAACAAAGATTAACTGACGCCTTATCTAATTTATTAGAAAACAAAAATGAAGGACTTGGATTTTCACCAAATATTAGAAATGTATTAGCAATTGTATTTGCTAATGGGGAAGCATTTTTAAGAATGTTAGATGATGTTCATACAAAAGCGTGGGATTTATCAAATGACAGATTAAGAAAACAAGTTATATTAGATGAACAAACTGCTGGTGCTTCACCAGAAACATTTAATAATGGTGACAATGCAAACACACCAATATATCCTTGGCCACAATACATTGTTGCAACATCAGGTGAAGATGGACACGAAAAATACGAATTAAGATATTTGGGTGATGCTTCATTAATTTCAAAAACAAAAGGTTATTTATATGATGTTTGGCCTGAAGTAGAATTTGTTGAAGAATTCGCTAAAGGATTTGTAGAAAGAAAAAGTCCACCAGCTGAACAAAAAAATGAAAATGAAATTAGTGATGTTAAAAGAACAACATTAAATGCTATTGAATTCCCAATTGGTAATTATGTTTATAATAACCAAGAAGAAATTAAATTCTTTTATGAAATATACGAAAGAATATTATTTCTTGTTAATTATTCTAAAATATCTAGGGCTGGGGATGTAAATTCATTTACAAACACAATAGTTAGATTTGTTTCTGAATATGAAAAGATAAATATTAAAAATGCACTAGAAGGTGGTAGCCCATTTATTGTTGATAAATTGAAAAATTATTCAATATCTTCAGCTAATTTTGAATCTTTATTAAGACAGTTTTCAAATAATGGTACAGGTGTTAGTTGGCAGAATTTCATTAGGGGTATATTTAATACTCCATATATTAGGAATTTAATATCAAATAGTAATTTTGAATTTATCAATTCATCAATATTGAAAGAACCATTTACACAACCAATAGTTTCATTAAGTGAAGAAGATAAAGTACAAGACTTTATAAGTTCAACTACTAATAAAAAATTTGACTTTACTGATACATTCCCATTTACAAATAGTAATTGGGTTAAAAAATATTTAGCACAAAGTTCAATTGTTAATTCACCTGAAGCGGCATTTACAACACCAGAAATATTAAAGTATAACCGTAATAATAAAGTTATTACTAATTTTTTACCAACAACTACTAGTTTATTTGGAAGACCTTTTACTGTTTTTGCTCAATTTAATAACAATGAACCAAAACCAATTTCTTCCCCACAAGTACCAAGTAATAGTGAAATTAATACTTTTTACAGAGAAAGACAAGCGGAAAAACAAATACTAACTGAAGGTGCTATAGTCTATAAAAATTATTCTGGTGGGATTAGTTTTGTTCAAACAACATCAATTCTTAATACACCATATTTCATTAATTCAATCCAAGATGGATTAAAGAAATTTAGAAATTATGACAAAAATCCATTTGTGGCATCGGCTTATTTATTTTTGAATAGTTTACCATTGGCTACACTTAAAGAAAGATATAGTAAATACGAAAACAATAAAACTATATTACAAGATTATATATTTGCAACACTTAAAAAATTTGGTGCTATACATAGATTACCCTATGCTTGGATTTTAAAGTATGGTTCAATATGGCATAGGTATAAGAAATATGTTGAAGAAGGTGTTGATATATTAGAAAATACTTGGAAAGATTTTGATTATCGTACAAACTATGATCCAATCACATCAGCATCAACAAAAACTTATAATTTAACTATAAATGGTTCACCAATTGATATTGTATTAGAATCAAATACAATTATTGGGGCTGAATCGTCTAGTTTAATGAATGTTGGTTTTTATCCAAAATTGATAAACGATTTTAGTGTTTTTTTAAATGGATACGAATTAATTACATCACAAATAAACGGTACTTGTAATATAAGTGGAACAACTTTAAATGTTACCCAAATCAGTTCAAATAGTTTACAAGCAGGCTCAATATTAGCCGGAATTAATATTTCGGCATCAACTAGTATTGTTTCACAAATTGATGGTACACCTGGTGGTGTTGGGTCTTATACTGTTTCGTTAGCACAAACAGCCACAACAGGAATATTTTCAGTTGTAAATGCCCCAACCAACAATTACACATCAACAGCAATTCAAAATGCTTTAAATGGTTCAGGATTAACAATGAATTATGTTAGTAATGCCATAATAGATGAAAGGGAAGGTTTTGACCCAAAAAATCCACTTAGAGATTTAAGAATAATACCTTGGACTTTGAGTCTTCAAAGTAATAATACAAGTTTTATGTATTTATTACCTTCTTGTGGTTCATTGTTTAATCAAACAAAGAATGAATGTTTTGATAACAACAAAAAATTAATACAAGAAGTAACTGGTAATACTGCGGTATATAATGGTTCTGTCAGATTATTTTGGACAGCACCTCATTACGGCTATTTTGATAATTCAAGAATTAAAAAAGTATCCCCTGATGAATATTTAAAAACAATTTTTACTGCGGATACATTACAAGAAGCTTTTACAATATCAGGTTTTGATGGTGGATATTCTAAGATTGATGAAATATTTTCTGTGTTTGAAAAAGATGTAATGGATAAATTTGAAACTGAATTTTTAAGATTTTCTAAATCAGTATATGATTATGAAGATTCAACAACAAATAACCAAATAACAACATCAATAACAGCAATGGGTGATTTAGAAAGATTATCAATATCTACTAGTAGTGAACTTAATAGTACATCACCACTAACAAGACAATTTAGGAATTTCCAAGAATTTATGAGGACTATGTTGAAAATTCCTAAAACTACAGGTACGACTGGTTATGATATTGTATCAAAAGTACAATCATTACAATTTACAAATATACAAGAATTAATTGGTAACTTTTTAAATGTTGATGTAACTTTTAAATATGGTAATCCATCAAATTATGATAGACAATTATTTACAAATTTTTCAACATTACCAATTACTGACCGTATTGAATGGAATAAATATACAAATTCATCACCAAATTCATTACCAACATTAAATGGAGGTATTCAATTATTGGCATCACAAACTACATTTTCTGAAGCTTGGAAAACATTAAGAACTTATGTTGGATTTTCAGAAATACCTGAATTAAAATATAAAAATACTGGTTCTTATATTACAGATTTTTTTGTTGATTTGAATATCGCATTTACACCTGATAATATAAAAGAATTAGCACCAATTATTAAGATATATGCAACACAAAAATTAAACCAATTTCAAGAAAATTATATTCCACCACCAAATGAACCTGCAACACAAATTGATTCAAGAGTTGTAGCGACTGCAACTTTAAAAAGTGGTGATACAATAAATGTTGAAAAAACCGGACCTATCTTTATTACTAAATTTTACAATAAAGACAAAGTATTATTATATGAAAGTCCTAAAGAATTTGGTCCTCAAAATGCTTATACCGTTTCAGGTTCAGAAATTTACTACCAATCTTTAATTGATAGAACTATAGTTGGTATATTTGGTTCATTAACAACAAATCCAACAGACCCACAATTTATCATTAGATTTGATAGGGTTACACCATCATCATATTCACCAACACCAACATCACTTAATAGTCCTGGTTCTTCAGCATTTTATACAGCAATGACGAATTATTTGAATAAAGTTGAAGATTTTCAAAATAAAATTATAGATTCATTAATGATTAATTTAAGAAATTCATTAGATGATATTAAAATAAATCCAGAAGAAAGGGCTGACAATGAAGTACAAGGTGAACCACAAACCAAATTGGAAATGTGGGAAACATTTAAAGCATTGAATGATAAATGGATTGCTGGGAATGATTTTAAAAATAGAACTTTATTTGAAGATGTTTTGTTATTAGACAGAGCAAGTAGACATATTGGTGACAAAATTTTGGTTGATATTGATAAACTTAAAGACAGATTGACAGGTATAATTGAAAGGGATGTTAATAAACAGACTATGTTGATGTTTGTTCAAAGTATATTAGTTGAAAATAATTTTACCGTAATGAATATACCATCGTATGTTAATTTTTATGGTGTTCAAGATTCAGTTAAAAATCCAAAACCTAAAATTGAAGATACTTTGGAATTTGCCAATTCTTTATTTGGAACATTTTTAAATGTTGATTATAGAGATTCAACAGCAAAGATGGTTTGTTTTTATGCAAATAAACCTAGTGAACAAGTTGATTTAAAAAACAACATAGATTATAGAAAAAGAAGTGACGCATTTGAACTAAGAAGAGCAAGTGATAATCCATTAATTGAAAATCAAGTTGGTAAAAACGATTGGGATAAATCAAATAAAGTTGTTGGATTTAATGTTGATATTGGACCTCAAAATCAAGGCATTTTTAGTAGTTTTAGTGTTGGTCAAGATAATGGAAAAGCAACAAGTGAATCATTGCAGGCAACAAATGAATTAGCCAATCAAAGTAATAATAGAGGTGGTTCGTCACAAAGTGTTTCACTTTATAACTTATATAAAAATAGAAGTTATCAATGTGATGTTGAAATGATGGGTAATGCTTTAATTCAACCAACAATGTATTTTAATTTAAGAAATGTACCAATGTTTAGTGGACCTTATATGATTTTAAGTGTAGACCATACTATAAGACCTGGTTCTTTTTCGACAAGATTTACAGGTATTAGACAACCAACAGCGTCCTTACCTAAAATTGATAATTTTATTCAGTCATTAAAACAAAAGTTAGTTCAAAGTATTATAGAAAAAAATAAACAAGAAAAGGATGCAGAACAAGCTAAAATTAAAAATAATGCGGTTAGTGTAAGAACAGCAACACCAACCAAATTGAATAGTGTTGGTGATTTACAAAATTGTACAGCGATAACTAAATACAATACTTACGTTGCTGAAAAACCAAATGCAACATATCAAACATTACAAAATCTTGTTAATGAAATTTCAAAACGAACTACTAATATTACATTAAGACATTGTATGTTTGCTAGAATATATGTAATTTCTGGAGGTGAAAGTATTATTGAATCTTATGAAAATAATTTTGCCGGAATTGGATTAGATGTTGATTGGGGTCCATCATCAGTATATTTTTCATCAAAGAAAAAATATTTTTGTACACCAACCAATACACCTTTAGTTTATTTTGATAGTTTGGATAGTCAACTTAATTTTATGTTTGCAAGATGGGAAAATTATCCATCTTCATTGAATTTACAAGACAATGTTACTGATATTACTAAATTTGTTGTCATTACACAAGATTCAGATTTCAAAAAAGGTGAAGATGGTTATAAAGCGTATGTTGGTAGTGAAAATTTAAAAAATCTTGAAGCAATAGTACAAACGTCAATAAATCTTTTTAATTCTGTAAACAGATAATTTTTATAATAATTAAGATATTTATATTAAAATTAATACTATGAGTGTAAAATTAATATTAGATAGTTATTTAGGTAAAAATACCAAAACAACTGAAAAAGATTTAGGTAACGGTTCTAAACAAGTTTGTGATTTAGAAACAGGTGAATGTTATATTGTTAGAATGAAAGATGGATTAATTGAAAGAGTTGATAATACATTAAAAACTAATAAAAAAATACAAGTTGAAACCACGACTGGGATAAAACAATTATTAAATGGTTAAGAAATGAAAATTGATATCAAAATTTTAAATGAAATTAATAGATATAGAAGTATAAACAACTATATTAACGAACAAGAATTACCTCCACCTCCCGGTGATGCACCACCCCCACCACCAAGTGATGCACCACTACCCCCTCCTGGCGATGCACCACCCCCTCCACCTGGTGGTGATGTACCTCCACCCCCTGGCGGAGCTCCGCCACCTCCAGGTGGTACAACTACACCATCCGAACCATTGGATATCGAAAATGACCCAGAAGTTGAAAAGGTTGATGATAAGAAAGAAAAGAAAATCAAAGTAACTGACTTGGTTAAAGGTCAAGAAAATGTTGAAAAGAAACAAGAATCTTACTTTGAAAATCTATTTAATCATCTTAATGATTTGGAAACAAAATTATCAGCTATGGATCAAATAATTGATAAATTAAATAATATTGAAACTAAGATTGAAAAATATAGAATTAAATCACCGGAAGAAAAATTGGAATTAAGAAGTCTTGATTCTGGCCCATTCAATCAAAAACTAAGTCAATTTTTTCAAGAAAAAGAAGATGAATTTGAAGAGAGTGGTAAAGACCAATATATACTAACACCAGACGATGTTGAAAATTATTCACAACCTGAAATTAAAAGAAGTTTTAGTGCATTTGAAGATGACGAACAAAATGATGTTTCAGGATTTAAAAAAATATATTAACTAACTATTTGACTATACAACGGCTGACACTTATAATTGTGTATAATATTTTCTAACTTAAAAAAATTAATAACTTATGGCGACAAACCCTTTAGATGCTATTTTAGCACAGTACGAGCAATCACAAAAATCTAGTTCTAGTTCTAGTAAAATGTCACAAGATGAGAGAATGAAAAAATACTTCGCAGCTCTTCTTAAAGACAATGAAAAACAAGGTCAAAAAAGACTACGTATTTTACCAACAAACGATGGAAGTTCACCTTTTAAAGAAGTGTGGTTTCACGAAATACAAGTAGATGGTAAATGGCAGAAATTCTATGACCCAGGTAAAAATGATAATGAACGTTCCCCACTTTCTGAAGTTCACGAAGAATTGATGGCGACCGGTAGAGAAGCTGATAAAGAACTTGCAAAACAATATAAACCACGTAAATTTTATATTGTAAAACTTATTGACCGTGACAATGAAAAAGATGGTGTTAAGTTTTGGAGGTTCAAGCACAACTATAAGAATGAAGGTATTTTGGATAAGTTAATTCCTATTTTCCGTGCAAAAGGTGATGTTACCGACCCTACTAAGGGCAGAGATATTATCCTTGAAATGACTAAAGCCAAAACACCAAAGGGTGCAACATATACAGTTATCCAAACAATTATGTATGATGACCCAGCCCCAATTCATACTGATAAAGAAACATCAGATAGTTGGGTAAACGATGAACTTACTTGGGCTGATGTATATTCCAAAAAACCTGTTGAATATCTTGAAGCTATTGCCAAAGGTGAGACACCAAAATGGGATAGTGACAAAGGTGGATATGTTTATGGAAATTCAGAAACTAGTGAAGTAGTCATTGGTTCAAAATCTAAAAACCAAGACCCCCAAGAAGATTGGGATGCTGATGGAGATTTACCTTTCTAAAAAAATATTTTTTAACCCAAACCCCATCTAAGATTGGTGGGGTTTATTTTTAAATTCCTAAAATGAAAATTCAAAAAAAGATGATTGATGCACTCACTTACAAATATGAAAGTGAAATTGCAGAAGCAGAGGCAACTCTATGGATTTATTTTAACAATCCAGTTGGTATTGGTGAACATCCACAACATTTGGAAGAAATGGATAAATTTGTTGAAAAGATGGCTAATGCTCAAGACAAATTAGAAACATTAAAAGAATTCGTTAAATACAACTTAAACAATGGCAATTAAGAAAACAGATTTTAGTTCAATTAAAAAGAAGTTTTCAACTTCAGCCAAATACA